CTAGGTAACGGCTTCGATGTCGAAGACCCAGAAAAGATCACCGTAAATTAAATCCCAACTTGGGAAATTATTTAACAGGTGAACTAATCAGGTCTTTGATCTAAAGCCAAGGACCTAGATTAGCCCACCGTTGTATAAATAACTTCTTGCGAAGGTATTTAACTCGGTTCCGGATATTCGTCTTGTTTCCAAGAGGAATATCAACACTGCGGCCCTTGAGCCTTGCTAAAAGCAAAGCGTGGTCTTCTGAGTGGTACCATATTGGTACCGTGATAAGAGCTAAACAGAAATATCCTTCGATATAACTGCGCGCTCGGATCGGATGACCTTCATCGAAATTAACGATGAAGCCACCATCCCCATACCCATCTGAGATTAACATTGGTCGTTTAACCAATGCTCTCAGATACCGCCATACTTTCCGAAACCTCTCATCACAATACTGCAAAGCAGGATTGTGACTAAGGCGACGAATCGTATTAGCGGCAAGGTATATATCAATCTCACTATCGACTACTCTTCTCAAAAAGTAAGGCTTGCAGTCTACTCCCTTGAAGTAGTGAGAACCACAACTTTCCCGAAAATCTCCATAGGAATAACTCTTTTGGAGATTAACTTGAAAGCCATAGTTATCACAAATTTCAAGGAATAGATTGAAGGCTTTTACAGGAATGATAACATCATCCCCGTAAACACTGACATCCTTAGTTGAAAGCTGTAAGTAGTTACAAACACTTATAGCAATCGCATAGAATATCAGCGACTCCAATTCAAACGTGAATCCGTTCCCCATACTGGAGAACTTTTCATATAAGAACGGAGTTCCTTCAATGGAACCGAACCTTGATCTGCACAATTCCATAAGTAGAAACCATCGAGAAGGCAGCAATGCCTCGACAGTGGCAATACTTATAGTGTCGCTTGCCTGTGAAAAGTCAATTGTAGCATTGAACCCAGAAATACTGGATTCGCGACAAAGAGACTGATTACGAGCTTGCGAGTTCAGATCAAGACCAAACCTCCGAAGTCG